CCTACTCTACTACCTAGGGGTCAACCATGCGCGCATTAGGACCTATCTCATAGGTCGCTTTAGAGGCAACCCGCTAATTGCTTCTATCTTGCCTCCCTCGTGGGCCCGTCGCCTTATGGCGTGCGTCAAGTGGCTGGGCAAACCGATAACCTTCTTAATCGGTTTGTTTTCTACAGTTGCTTCGGAGCCCACTTACCCGACACTCAAGAAATATTGTGTCGGCGAAAGGTTTCGGAACAGTCCTGTTGACCCAAGTGTCCAGTTTCAGACTGTGCCCCTTCCCGAGCCTTGCGAACCTAAAGACGGTGCCCAATTAGTTGGCATTGGTTTGGAATTTTCTGTGCCCATCATACCAGCCACGTGTGAACATAACGTGGAAGCGGCCATTTTGTGTCGCATGGTATGCCCTGTGCTTCAACCTGTTGAAGGCATATGGCGCCGAGCCAACCGTCTTTATCTTATGGATTTTGCTGAACATTTGCCAGGATGCATATTCCCAATGGATTTTGAGCAATGGATTGGCAGGTATCCACTGGTTCGTCGTGAACAAATTAGAAAGGCACACATCGAATACATCAACTTCGGTCTTAGTGATAAAGCCCTCACATACGTTAAAACGTTTGTTAAGCGTGAGTTTTATCTCGAAAAGAAACGAATTCGACCCAGAGCCATTTCCCCCATGAATGACGCTTATCTTGCAACTGTAGGACCCTGGATCTATGCTTATCAGAAGGCTTATGCCAAGATGAATAGTGTATATGACAGGTTGTTTTATGTTTGTGGAGCATCATCTGAGGATGTTGGTGAGTGGTTTCGTTTACACGCTCATAAGAATTTAATCGAGGTTGACCACACTGAATATGACGCCAGCCAAGGCGTTGATGCTATAGATAGCGAGATCTCCATCTATCGTCGTTCTTGTCCAGACGATATGATATATGAACATGTCCGCAAACAGCGCAAAATTCGCGGCGGACACAAGTGTGGTATTCGATTCACAACACTCGGAAGACGCCTCTCCGGGTCGGCAAATACGTCCCTTGGAAACACCATCAACAACATTACAGCGTTACATTATTCCTGCACAAGTTCTGG